CTGCAACGCTTGGACTAGTCATTATCATACCTGGTACGATATTATCATACCATTTATCTAGAGGAAAACTTATAGCACCATTTACTATACCACCATAATCAACTGTAACTTTAAAATCTCCATCACTATTTTGAAATGGATTTGTAGGGTTTGAAGTGTTACATAGTGTTGGATATATTCTATGTTTTATACCAGAAGAATCACTCCAACTAATCTTTGTATAGTTTACATAATCTTGCGGTAATATCATTGTTAATGAAGCCGGTACTGTTATTTCTTGTGATTTACAAGATCTAAATGTATCGTAATGTAGTTCAGCTAAAGCTCTATGAGCGTGAAAACTAACATCAGTTCTATGAGTTTTACCTAATATTTTATCATCTCCAACATAAGCAGCCATGAAGTTATTAATAACGTCTGTTAAACTTATGAATTGATAATCACCATAATTACCACTATCATAATATTGTTGTGGAGATTGTCCTGCTAATAACGCCATTTATTTATAGTTTTTGTTGTTGAATTCTTGCTACCTCTTGTCCTCCTGCTACAGCTGACAAGCCAGGTTTGTTTATTACAATACCAGCTAATGCTAGTATTTTAGTTACTAATTCGCTTTCCTCTGAATCATGTAACCCAAAGTTTGTTGAAGTTGCTGCGTTATAGAGTGCTTTTTCACCTATAACATTATAACCCCACGCTACTATACCTGGGGCGGTAATTATCTCAACTGTTACGCCGGCTGTTGTTAATCCTAAATTAGAATAAACCTCTATATCACGTGGAAAGAGAGGTGCTCCAAATTCGCGTATATACACGGGGTTCATCGCTAACGCTTGTCTATGGAAAGTGGAAGCTAATATATTTTGAAGTTCATCAATCGTTACAAGTTTAACTTCTCTTCCAAAATGAAATATTTTACCAGTTCTATAATTAGGTGGAAAAAGAAAACCACCACCAACCATTGCCATTTGCGTTGTAAAAGGTGCTAGTTTACTTTGTATCAATTCAACCATTTCAGAAGATGATGTTTCCTCACTTTTAAATTGGATCGCAGGTGCGTTTTGTTTTCTTTTGAATTGATCTAAGTCATAGAAGTATTGTTCAAAGATTTCTAATTGAGCTTGGTTAGCCATTAAATTAAACTCTTGAGGAGTTATATATCCTCTTTGCTCTTTATTAGCCAATGCTAAAACTCTTTGATATACTGTATCTATATTTACCGGCATAATTACTTTTATTTATTAAAAACAATTTCGTTTAGACTTAACGATTCTTGTTTATTATTTTTATAAGGGAATTTTTTGTTTAATGCTTCTTTACGTTTGTTACAACCGCAATCTTTTCCAGTTACTTTACTAATAGTATTAACAACTTTTTTTATCCCTGTTGCTTGAGTAAATCTTTCTATTGAATCTCCTAATCCTCTTGGTTTCATATAATTTTATCTTATGTAGTAACACAATCGCCCCGTAGGGCGATCGCTTACCACAGTTAAATTAACTATTTAATCTTTTTTCTATATTAGAATAGATTTCCATACCTTCATCAGTTTTAAACCAAGCGGCTAAAGCTGAATATGGATGTTCATCAAACGGAACGTTTAGTAGTTTTCTGTCAGTAGAACCCCAACTAAATGTTCTTTGATCACCGGATAATCTTAATATTCCCATTTCAGTTGCTTTAATACCAAAATTTCTAAGTTGAATATTTTCATCCTTTGTAAGTTCTAAGAATAGTATAGGATTCTTTTTAGCAAATACTAATAAATCTCGTTTAAGTTCCTTAGAACTCATGCTAGATACCTCAGATCCAATTTCTACTCTCATAACAGCTTCAGCCATATCAATATCTAGGTTTTTTGCTATTACTAAAGCTTCTACTTCTTGTTCTAACACTTCAATTTCACTAGCAGCTTTTACTTCAGGTTTCCATTCATACCAAAGTTTGTCGCGGTTTGGATGGTATAAAGATAAAAGCTTTTGTAAAACTGTTTTTTGTCTTGGTACATGCAATGCACCATTTCTAAAAATAATGTGAGATAATCTTTGATCACCCTTCATTTCATCAACGAAACAACTTTTTTGATTTTCACAGTATTTTAATTCTCTTTCATACCCTTTTTCTTCGTCAAACCAATATATGCCAGCTGATTTCATAATGTACGTTAAAGGTTTTTTACTACTTTTTAAATAATAAACCCTATCTTTTATTTGCCATTCTGATTGTATTGGTTCTGCTACTATTTCAGATTCTAATTGTACGGGTAGTTCCTTGTACTCTTTCATTGGGAAAGAGCTTTTTTTTGTCAGTTTTGTTTTTTTTGCCATAATATAATATATAATAAAATTAATAAAAATAAAGGGAGTGGAGATTAAATCCCCACTCTCTTTAAATAATGATTACGTTAATAATACGAAATTATTAGCGCCTTGAGTAATTAAACATCTTTCCGATAAATAATGTACTTGCATCGCATCCAAATCAGAAGTAATATTACCTCCAACAGAACCCGTTGTCCAAGTCTTCATTTTTCGATTGTCAGTTTGAGAAGCTCTATATCTAACATGTAAGAAAGGTCGTTTAAGATTCTTTCCTAATATTTGATCGTAAACTGAAGATACACCTGCCGGAATAAATACTCCACGGACAGCGCCTACTAAATCTCTAGCGTTGATAGCTCCACGAGTAGCTTTATCATTTAAGTATTTCCAATCAGTTTTGTAGAAATCATAAGAACCTCTACGGAAACCAGAGAAACCTAAGTTAAGCGCCATGTCTTCTGAGTTGTTGAATACCCCGTAAGAAGTACCAAGTCCATAATGCGCGTTCACAGAAGCTAACATGTTATCTATTGATAAAGATGTTAATCTATTACCGAATATCATATTTTCCTCAATAGAACCTTGGTTATCAAACTCATTTAATATAAGATCAAATTCCGCTAAATCGGCTGGAGCACCTAAACTACCGTCTATTAAACTAGCTTGATTACCTCTAGACATAACTGCCGCGAATAAACCTTCTGTACCGTAAGCGTTACCAGCACCAGAAAGAGCATTATCAGCGGTAAAAGCTGCTGCAGTATTTCCTATTTCAGATTCAACCATCGTCATTTCTAAATAATCAGTGAATCGCATTCTAGTTTCACCTTCTGCTTTTAGATACCATAAATATCCATTAGCACCATCTTCACCAGAAACTTCAACCCAACCAATTGCAGATGTATCAGATCCATTGATATGATAGTGATCCTTTATAATAATTGGTTTGTTGTCGAAAGATTGGTGAGTAGGTTGGTTTGCTACGCCAGGTCCAACTGCATTACCAGCTTGACCATCTACTCCTTTTCCCCATTCAGATCCAAATACTAGAACTGTAATGGTTGGTGTAGTACCCGCAACTGTTGCGGCAACCGTAAAGCCAGCACCAGTCAATGTAGCGGCACCAGTAGCATCGTTGTAAACTGCAACGTCAATAATATTGTTCGTCGCACCAAATCCCATAACTATTAATCTTTGCGTAGTTGCTGCGTCAGATACTAATAGGATATCGTTAACTCTAAGACCATGTGTAAGCGCCATACCGTTACCATCGATATCGTTAATAATACCAAGCTGTCCACCAGCACCAGTACCTAGAGCGGTGGTACCACTCATAGCTGTTAAGTTTCTAATTTCTGCTTCGTAAGAAAGATGTAATCTACCTTGTTCTGACCAAACTACTTGGTCTGAAGTCATAGATTCTTCTGCACCGACTTGGGATAAAAATCCTGAAACTGTTCTATTACCGAACACTTCAGCTTCTTTTTCCATCAAATCAGGCAGGTATTGTTGTGCCCAGTCATTACCTGCACCTGTAAAGTCTAGGTAATTTGATGTTAGTGCCACCGCTTGTGGGGCGGGTACACTATTCAATAAGGGGCCTGCTGTTAAAGCCATAATTTTTAGTTTTTAAATTGTTATTTTTGTTTGATTTTAAATTTGAAATCATCAGAATTATCGCCAAGTACTCTGTATTTAACACCGCCAGCTTCTACTTTGCCATGTGATTGTCTAGGATTCATATCTATGTTTTTGGCATTCGTTGTGCTTTCTTTCATAGCATCTGCTTTACCTTGTTCATAAAAATGATTCGCAACCGCATCAGCATTCATAGCTGTAAATAAAGATTTATGATAACCTTTAGCGTCTTCCATGATATGGTCTTTGTTTAGAAACTTTCCAACAAAATTACCTATATCGCTTTGGTTCTCTTTTACTTCATTAGTGTTCTTTACATTAAACCTATACTTTTTATCCCCGACGTTATATTCAAAACCTTTGAACTTGTCGTTAAAAACTTGATCAGTTTTATTAGCAAAAGTATCAGTTTGTCTTTGCACGAACTTTTCGTTTTCTTTTGATTCCGTGTTGTACCTATTAAAGAAATCAATTGCTTTTTGCTGCTCATTTGTGAGCTTACTTCCAGCTTTGATATCTTCATAGTATTTGGATTTGTTCTCTTCCAATTGAGTTTTAGCCTCGGCAACTTGCTCTTTTAAGGCTAATTTTTTTCTTCGTATATCTCTTTCGTCGTCTACATCTTCGTCGTAAGAGAATGTATCTTCCATAAGGAAGTTAATTTCTTCGTTATTTAAATGAGGTTTTGTTTGTCTATAATGTTCATATAATAAATCTTGATCTTTTAATTTACTATAATCTTGATTAAGTTTTATATAGTCCTCCATATCTCCACCAGTTTCCTCCATAAAATCCATTAATTTTTGGAATTTCTCAGGTAATGGTTCGCCAGTTGCTTCTGCTACTGCTACAGCTTCTTCTACTTGTTCTTGAGTTTCTTCAATCTCTTCACTTGTAATTTCTTCTAAAATAGATTGCTCAGTACTTTCTTCTGTAGGTTGTTCAGTAATCTCTTCTTTATTAACCGCTTCTTTAGTAACCTCTTCTTGAACACTCTCTGTTTCTGTGTTATCAACTGGCTGTTCATCTTCTTGTGTTTTTGGTGGTTTACTTAAATCAACTTTAATTGCTTCATCATCTTGACTAAGTTGTTTCATTTTAGGTTTTTTCTTAACCTTGATCTTTTCAACTGTATCGTCTACTTTAGGTTCTTCTTTTACAGGGGTTTCCTGTTGTGTAGTTTCTTCAACTACATTCTCTTTGTTTTCTTCCATAATATAATATAATAATAATTAATAATTCCTATCTAGGGCCAAACGTACCTAAATCAAATTCTCCACTAAGTATATCATTACCTGCGGACTCAAAGTTTTTAGGTGCTTTACCTGATTTTCTTTGTTCAATCATTTCTGATTGTTGTGTAGCTTGTATTTTTGTTCTTTCGTCTTTACGATCTTCTTTTTGACTTTCCCTTTCTTTCATTCCACCTACTTCTATTCCTTTTAACTGCATGTTGTATTGGAATTCTAATTGCATTAGCTGTTTCTTTAAACTAACTTCTAATTGCATTTCTTGTGCTTTTAATTCAAACTTACCTTTTTCAATATTTATTTCTGTAGCAGCTAATTGTTGTTGTTTTTGTACTTCAGATTGAGCAGCCGCAGCTGCAGATTGTTGATTAGCTTGAGCTTGAGCTTGTATATTTTGTTGTTGAACTTGCTGATCTTTTGCTTCTTTTTTAATTCTTCTTAATTTCAAAACTTGATTCGCGAGTTTAATATTTCTTATTTCTCTAAGATCAATAGCATCTTCAAGTTCTATACTCTGTTGTTGTAATGCCATTTGGATATTATTTTCAAGCATCATCTTCTCTTCTTCATCTGGTTGTAATTCTATAAATATACCAAAATCATATAAATGCAAATCTTTTAATTCACCTAACGTGGCTACATTGTGAACTCCTATAGCTTGTACAAAAGCTTCTGCTGTTGGTGAATATTCTATAATATCTGAAACTCTAAGCGATAAACACTCTGCAACTTCAGCAGTTAAAAATAGTCCAGCTTGCAATATATGTCTTGTTGCAGTATTAGAATTGGCCGCAGCTAATTTTTGAACACCTACTAAAGCGTTTTTATCTGGCA